CCAAGTTAGAAACTTAATTCTAGCTTAACAATTTTGTGGTTATGTCCACGTTGCAACAGCAATTGAGTTGGTATAGTACGATTTGCACCATGTTTGGGGGAAGCCTAAACGACGGGGGGCGCCCCGCGAAAACGTTGCCTGTAGAGATCATGAATTTGATTCTCTCCTTCCATTGTAAGAGTCGCTTTAATGCGCAAACTGTGGTGGGCGTGGCTAGGCTGATTGGAGACGCTGAATCTTGCGAGATGATCATTGCAGCAACAAAAATGCTGCATTGTGATTGGCGCAATGTTCAGATCTTCGTCGGTTCAGCTAATGCTTGGGGGAAGATTGGACTCATGGTCCATTACCAAGCCGAATTCTTAGCAGAGAGTTTGGCGATCAGGACGAGAGATATTGAAGATGCGGCATTGTATGACGACATCGTTGAAACTCTTAATTGCCGTGAAGTGGAATTTCTTCCAGTTTTACAGACGTTACCAAACCACAACCAATTTTTGGTTGTGCGTTTGTGGCGCATGCAGAGCTATAGTTTCCATATGAAGGTTTTTAGTCCTGAGATGAAGATAACTCATCGCTGGGTTTGTAAAGAATTCGGCGCTGAGGCTCTCCTCAACAACCACTTGTGTTGGATCGGCGTTCAGAAGTTCGTCGCTTCATTCATCACGAAAAGAAGATGTATGATCTTCTTGAAAGCTGAGTTGTTCCGTAGAATAACTACCCAGCAGATGGTCTATGCTTTAGAGCAAGAGACTGGAAGCCAGGTAACTCGGAATGCTCATGATGTTTTAAGTAAGCAGTGGCAGTTGTGGACTGGAGTTGTTAATTTTATAACCGCTATCTTGTTCGGGATTTTTAAGATAATCTCGAGCGTAATTTTTGGTCTCGTCGATCAGTTTATTCAGTTCGGAGGGGACACGGCTGCAGGTATAGTCGACATGCTGATTGGGCTTATTGTGATGCTCACTTTGTGTGTTGGCGTCAGAGCGATTTACCGCTATTTTAGACCTAGTTTTAAGATGAACAGTGTGAAAACTGTAAGCGGCAAAGATCGCTTTGTACAAAAAAGAGAAATTTGTGGGACTACAACCTATGACGTGATAGTTAATGGGAAGTTGCACTCACTTATTGAGCGTAGTGAGAAAGATGACACGTCTGTTGAAGAGATGGCATTACCAGGTTCAGACTTATATCCGAGCATTTCTCGTCCTGTTGGGGCGATTATGGTCAGTACTGAGTTAACTGAACTTAAGGTTGTCGGGTGCTTCTGGAGATATGAAGATTTCTTAGTCACAGCTTTGCATGTTGCGAATGCTGTGTGGTCTGGCACTGCCGATGTCTACTTAACAGGAACTGTTGAGGGGAAACGTGGTGTGTGCAAGTTAAACCCAAAAGTCTACAGAGTTAAGCATGAATTGTTCGATCCTGATCAGAACCTTTTTCGAAAGGAACTTGATGTGTTCGTGATTCCGCTTAGCGCTGCAATATGGGCTAGTGTAGCCGTCACAAAAGCTTCGGTCAAGAAAGACTCCGTCTATGGACAGACTGTGAGTGCCGTTGGATTCGTCCACGACATTCTCATGACATCCTCGGGGAAGACTTTACCTGATAGCGGGGCAACTCAATTGTGGCATACGGCGAGCACCAACCCAGGGTTCTCTGGCTCTCCTCTTTTTTGTGGAAATAGTGTGGTCGGTATGCACATCCGTGGGTCCGCAGTAAATAACTTTGCTATACGTAAGGAATGCATTTTGCATTTTTCTGTAGTAGCTGAGTTCTCGAGCTCATTGGATAGTTACGAATTGTATCAGGATTTCAAACACAAAGGTCATTCCGTTCGGTTTGAGGAAGTTGAGGGCGAATTTGCCCTCGTCTCAAAGAACGGTAAGACCATTTATGGTTGGACACGTGAACAAATGAAGGAAATTCAGCAGAAGGAACTCTCGCATCGAGCGAAGTTCGACTTGGAGGAAGAGGACGAGGAAACTCGTCGTGAGCGATTCGTCGCCTCGATGAACAAGCCGAAAGTGTGGCTCGATTACGAGGATGAAGCTGCGATTCCTGACACCAGTATTAAGATTGGTGGAATTGTTGTTCCTGTAGTAACTAAAGTGCGTGGTTTTAGCGAACTGCCTCCAGTAAAGGCAGTTCATTGCGGCAGCGTTCCTAGTGAGCAGGGCGAAGTAGCTAAATACCTGGACGACCATGCGGCGGAGTTGACTGAACTTGGGTATGACTCGCGAATTTATCAGTGGCCGGAAATCAATCCGGAAACTGAAATGAAATCCGTGCAGAATCACCTGGAACTTTTCAATGAACGAGTGAAATCGATTCAAGAACCACCTTCAGAAATCGAAATGATCAGATGTGAAAATCTGGTCTTTAAGATGCTTGAGGCCAATAGATTTGAGCCTCATGTAGACTATAAGACCAGAGATTACATAGTCGGAATCATTGATTCGAGTCTTGTGAAGGATTTGAAGAGTCCGGGCAGGCCATATCAGGCTGATGGACAAGCAACAAACGCGGATGTTATAGCCGCCCTGACAAAGGAAGGCTTAGCACAGAAGGTCCTCGATGATTGGGATGATGAGGTAATAGAACTTAAATGTTTTCTTAAGCCCGAACCAACCAAAAAGAAGAAGATCGACGCGCAGATGCCACGAGTCATTACCGGTCTACCGCTGCATAAAATGATTAAACATCAGGCCATTTTCATGAATATGTTGTTCATGGCTGTGGCACAAGTACTCAATTCACCCATGAAGTATGCTTTCGCACCTGCCACGCCCGGACATATCGAGCATTTAGCTCGAATTTTTGCCGGCCGTAAACTTTATGAGAGTGATAAGAGCACTTGGGACTTTAATTTCTTCCTTTGGATCTTTAATATGTGTGAACGTGTGACAGTACGTTTGGCGATGCAACCTCTTGGGATGAGCGACGCTGTTTTTGAGCAGTATGTTGTTGACATCAAGAATTCATTTGCAGAAGTACGTAAAGCACTTTATGTTTGCACTAATGGACGAGTCTTTCAGGCTTTGTTCGAGGGCATTATGAAAAGTGGATGGTTGTTGACTATTTTTATCAACTCCATGGCACAAATCGTAGTGCATGTAATGATCTTAATTAGGATGGGATTCTCCGATGAGGAGATCTTGTCTGTCGGGTATTATATTATGGCTGGTGGTGATGATGTGCTTCAGACGTTCCCAGATAAATTTGACACTTCGCAGTATCTTCGGGTAGCTGCTAAGTTGGGCATTAAAATCTCGGATTTTGTCGAGCGCGATTCATTACACCATGCTGAGTATTTTAGTACTCGATTTGAGAAACATGGTGGAGTCTGGAAGTTCTTTCCGCTTAGGTTTACAAAACATATTGTGAAATTGAGGACGGAGAAAATCGATAACGTAGCTAGTGCGTTGGCCAGTCATATGGCTAATTACTGCTGGGATGATCGAAAGTTCTCTTTCTTCAACAAGATGTTTAAGGCCATGCGACAAGCGCAACCAGATAAGTTTCCACTAGTATTCCTTAAAGATAAGACGTACCTTTGCTATAAGAGCAAGGGTATGGAGTCTGATGAATAAGAAACACTAAGTCTTGCCAAGACGTTAAACTGGTATGTTGTCGTACTTAATTTTATGCGTATTGTGGTGGTGGTGGAGTAATTAATGTCTGATTTGCCTGATAGTGGCATTCCGTATCTTAGTGAAAATTACACTGGGCCCTATCTTTCTGATGGGAAGTTGCAAGCTTCTGTCGAGTTTGGGCTGGCTGAGCCTCAAAGCAAAATGGATGCATTGTCTCGATTGCACGATTCTGCGTATGCGAAGTTTTCGGATGACGCTCACAGAGCTGCTGCTGATTCGATTTATAATGCTGAAGTTAAAAAGCTTCAAGGACTGTTTCCAGCTCTGGCGGGAAGCCTTGTGTTGTACGGGAACTCCACGATCAATAGTGTTAATAACTTGGTTAAGTATGCTAGTTTCGGTTTGCCAGGTATTGTGTATGGTGCTATTAAAAACATGATCGATTTGAATGATAAGATGGTTAACGGTGATAAGTATCGGAGAGAAGTCCTCGATTACTATAAAACCGATCCAGCTCTTCTGAAGCGACAGGTTTATAACCCAACATTTGCCGACAAAAAGCCTAGCGAAAACCAAATTTTGCCTGTATTTAATGAGGCCCCAGAATTAACTGGGCCGGCATTTGCTTTCGAAAGATCGCAGCCGGATACTTATAGTGCGATGGTAACCCCTGTAGTTAATTCAGGACCTATCGGTTTAACTAACCGAGAAGTCAATGAAACTCTGAGGGCTAACGCTCGTAGTTCGTATGACCTTTTTAAAAGGCGTCGTAATCACCGCCGCGTTTATGTTACGTAGGGTAGGTGGTGGTGTAAAGAATGGCTAAGAAAAATAATGGTAATAAAAGTAAGGCGATAGCTAATTTTGCTAAACTTGCATCGGCAGTCCGTCGTAAGGCTGCTATGCAGATGGTTAAAAATGCTCGTAAGAAGCCAGCACCAGCTTTTGGTGCTTTGTCCACTGTTAATACGGCTCCTGTAGCCATTGGTAATAGCATTCGCGGCGCGAAACAGCAAGTCATCCAATCTAAGGAAGGCGTGACTGTTCGCGGACGTGATTTTGCTTTTAGTCCAATTGGTACTGGATCAGTAGGAACGTGGACGGCTTGTGGAGGTACGCCTCTGACGCCCGCTGCTTTTAGTGATTCAACTTTAAGACAATATTTACAGATGTATCAGAAATTTAGATGGAAGAAATGTGTTGTGCATTATATCACATCTTCTCCTACGACTGCTTCTGGTGACATTATGTTTTATTATTCTAAGAATCGTGACAGTGTATTTCTGTCACAAACTTCTAGTCAATTATTATCTTATGTATTATCGGATGATGACACTGTGATTGGTCCTCAATGGATGAATCATAGTGCTCCCCTTCAATTGAAAGGCATTTGGCGTTCTACCGATTATGGTATGGGCGATGATGTTAATTCATATGCTGATGGAGATGTTTTCCTTTTATCTAAGACGTCCACGACTGATAGTCCTGGTTACGTCATGATTGATTATGAGGTAGAGTTTGCTCAATTGCAAATTTCTCCTCGCCTTTTGTCACTGCCCCTACCTAGGGCACAGTGGTTTCAAACTAATTTTCTAACGACAGCAGTCGGTGTGACAACCGGCAATGCTATCGATTTTATTATTGCCGGAAATAATATTTCTGGAGCAGCAGCAGGTGGTCCTGTTGGATTGGCTAACGGAGATATCTACAAGGTTTTTGTAGACACCACGAATAGTTCAACGCCAACTAATATCACTTTTGCTACTGGTTTCCGGATGGATCTTTTTGGTGGTTTTGTTACTGTGCCATTAGTAGATGGTACAACCTTCTATTTAGTTTATGATGGAACTCAATTTGGCGGCTATCCTAATGCCGCTGCAGCTTATGCTGGAGGGAATGATCAGTTCGTCTATGGCGTTACAGCCACAGTGACTTGGGGACTTCAAGTTTGGATGTCCTTAGTAGGAACTGTTAGTTCTGTTAATTTGAGTCCTAATTTTTAAAATTAAGTTGACCCTTGTGGGGGTTTAAAATAATACCACTGAATTCCTCACTTAGATGAAAGACTCTAAGGAGGTGGCGTGCTCTGCGCTAGAAATAGAATAAGAGATAAATAAATACGGCCCGTCTCGGGCGTCGAATAGAATAGAGACAAGTTGCTTTAAAGGGCAACATTTGGGGTTCCAAGGGATGCGCTGTTAGCGTCCCGTTAAATAGGGCATAAACTTACCCCTAGCGAAAGCTAAACTAGGATGAAAGGGGCCAAC